TGATGCTTTCCCTTGTTTTCAGCATTCATCAGCCCTCCCCGTCCAGCGTCGCATCCTTCGCCGCAAGGCTCACGCGGAAGCCGTCGAGCTTATTCTTCGGAATCCAGAGTTCATGGAACTTGCGATAGTCAAGGTGCCACGCGCGCGCCTTCTGCCACGTTTCCGGAGTGAACAGGCGCATCTTATCGGTCTTGGAAACCGCAATCGGCGCACTGCGCGGGCAGATGATCCAGTTGATTGCCTGCGCGCCCTCCGCCTTAACAAAGCCGCCCTTGTCCGCCTTGTTGATGGTGATGCGGCTGTTCATGCGCGCGGTCGGCGCGGGCAGGATCGGCACCTCGTCGATCACCTTCACGCGGGTTTCAATTTCGCCGCGCTTGAAGTTGGTTACGTCGAGCTTCTTGGAAATTTCCGTGCTCGTGGAGAGCATCGTGGCAATCGTGCTGGAGAGGATCACGACCAGCGGCACGTCGCTGCCCACCGCGTCGCGCACGCCGCCGATATCGGTCTGCAATTCCTTGTAGACCGAATTGGCCGCCGCCGTATACGCGCTTCTGCGCTCCTTGCCGACCAGCGCGGCGATCTTACTCAGGCGGTAAGCGTCCACCTCCGGCACAACCTTCGTGCGCTGGAACTCGCCCGCCAGCATACTCATCAGGTCATAAACGCCGCTTTCGTCCACGTCCATCTCGTCCACGGTGAAGCCGGTGCCGCGATCCTGCGTCAGCTTCTCTGTCTGATAGACCAGCGTCACGTCGCCATCCGCAAAACCGTTCTGTCGGTCGTAATCCTTGAGGCCGTCCATCGTGATCGACGGAATCTTGATCTCGTCGCCGCCGCTGTACTTAACGGGACCCGCGTTCCCTTCCATAAAGCCGGTCACCGCGCCCTGAATCATTGCCTCATCCAGCGTTTTCTGAATCAGGTCAACCTTTGCAATGTTGTTCGCCATCTTCTTTTCCTCTCTTTCTTAGCAAGCACCCATGATGTTCGCCCGAATCTTTGCGTCGAGCGCGTCCTCTGCGCCGCCGTTTCTGCGGGCAAAGTTGCCCGTGCTGCCCGTACCCGCGCCGCCGCGCAGCTCCGGCACGGCTTCCAGCACCTTAGCAACCGCCGCGTCGAGCTTGTCCCGCGCATCCGCCGCGTCAAGGTCGATGCCCTCCGTATCGCACATGCGCAGCACATACGGGATGCGTTCCTTCGGCACGCCTGCCAGCGCCGCAGCCGTTCGACGTTCCGCCTGAACCGCGCGCGCGTTCGCTGTCACAACACGCGCCGCGAGGTCGTCCGCCTTGTCGTCCTTCTTGGGTTCATCCTTCGGGACAGGCTGCTCCTTGCCAGCGGGTGCAGCCGTCTGCGCTGCTTTCGCCGCAGCGTCCCCGGTCTGCTCTGTCGTTTCGGGCTGCTGGTCATCATGCTGCTCCCGCTCGTTTTCAGCGTCGGTAGCTGGCGCGCCATCCGGCACACCGTCAGGGGCAAAACAAAACATGCGAAAGGGGTTAAACATTTTTTCGTCCTCCTGTCAAAATTTTTGGTATGTAAAAAGCGCGCCCTTTCGGGTGCGCTCAGAATATTTGATATAAAAGGAAAGGGGCGGACTTTCGCCCATCCCCTCATCGTTGCATCAGGCGGGTGTGCCAGCGTCCCGCACTTCATTTTGTAACCTCCAAGGAGGCGCGTAGCGGCACAATTTCTACTTCTGATGCAAACTATCCTATGGATATTATATCAATGCTATTCCTTTTTGTAAAGCAGTCTTCCTTCATTTTCCGCTTTTTCAATCACTTTCTGGGCATTCCGCTCCCGAAGCCGCATACAGGTGATGATGGAGTTCTTTGTGATGCGTTCTTCGTCATCTTCCGTCGCCAGCCTGACCGCGAGGTTCAACCACATATCGTCCTTCTTTCCAAGCATCAGCACCGTTTTTTCGTTCTTCGGGTCTGCCACAATAACATCTGGAATTCGTACAATTTCTGAACCATATTCTTCAAAATACGGATACACGTCAGGGTGACGCTCCTGAATATGTTCAACACGATTCACCGTCAAAATGGTTTCGTCTGTTTTGAGCTTTCCAAATCTCCGTTCGAGCGTCGCCCTGTCAACGCTACCCATCCTCAGCTTTCCTCGTTCGGGCGCTTCTCGAATCTTGGTATCCAGCGCCTTTACAGTTTCCGGACGTTGCGCTTTCCATTCACCGAACGCCGCATCCAGCTCCGCATCCTCGCCGCCGTCCACCCACGCGCCGAGCCGATCCGCCACGTCCGAAAGCTCCGGCACGACCTGCCACGTCGCGCAAAGGCACTGCGCATGCGGCATGGGTACGTCGTCAATCGGGAAGTTTCCGCGCCCCAGTCCTTCGTCGTGACTGGCGTATGTATCGCAGATATCTTCTCCAAATCGGGCGACCTGCCGCTCGTAGTGGCTGGGGCTGAGCTGCCAGTGCATCGCGCGACAAAACGGGTTTGCCTTCGCCGCCGCCATGTTCGCCGCCCAGTATGCGTGGTTAATCGCCGTACGTGCCAGCCGCTGCGCGTTGTAGTCGATCTGCCGATCAAAGGGGATATCCGGGTAAAGCGTCAGCCAGCTGACCGGCATTTTCGCTTTCGGGCTGACATACGCCTCCAAGTCCTGCGCGATTTGCAGCGCGCTGCGATGCTGGGCGATCCCCTGCGTCAGAATGTCCTCAATGCTACCTTGCAGCTGGTCGGTGCGGTTCCATATCCGGCGCGACAGGCTTTTTCCGTCGCGGTACATCCGCCCGTCGATCAACATTCGCAGCGCCGCGTCCGGCGTGCGGGAAAATGTGCCGGTAAAGCTCCCGTCCACGCCGACCATCGCCAGCGCGTCATTGAGCCACCCTTCCACCGTATCACCCGGAAGCCCTGCCGACTTTCGCATGCCGGAGAGGATCGTGCCGCCCAGCTCGCCGCGCAGCTGCTCAATGCGCTTTTCAAGCGCTTTTTGGTAATCCTTCACCCAGCGCTCGGTCAGCGTTCCCGCCCTGGTCGCTTCCGCCCGCTTCGCCAAGTCTCGCGCCGCCTGTGTGTAGATGCCCTGAATCTTCTTGCCGGTGATGTCGATGTTCTTCAGATGCGCCGCGCGGGCGGCAGCCATGCGCGCTTCAAAGTCCTTGTAGGTCATCCCCTGCGCCATGCTGCCGCTCGCTCCTTTCCTTTTGCGCGTTTGTCGCGTTTAACGCGCGTTTTCAGCGCGTCCGCGGCTTTCCGCGTGGGATTTTAGCCCCGCGTGTCGTCGGGCGTTACAGGGCGTTTTTTCGGGCAATCAAAAAACGCCCCGTTTGGAGCGTTTCTGCGATTTGATTGTCTTTTAGCGGAGACTCGGCAAAAGCCAGAGTTCATCCACATAATCGCCCATTTTCGCAGGCAAAACTGTTCCGGCTTTAATCTTTTCGATAAGGTCTTTGGACACCGTAAAGCTGATGACCTTGCTCTCGCTGCCATCCTGCATATCTGCAACCGCCCAATATTGAATCTCGTCGTACTGGTCTCCGCCGCCATCCTTGATGAAATTGACAACCGTGTAATAGTTCTGATTAACCGTCATCTTCTTGGTTGCGCTTGACGTAATCTTGTACTTGAGCACGCAGATACCATCCGTCTCCGTCAAATCCAGCAGCTCGCCATAGTCATTGAAGCCTTTCTTGTTTTCCGGCTCAGCGGTTGGTTCAGCCGTTGCTTCCGGCATTTGCGTCGGTTCGAC